ATCATCAAAATATGGAACTGAATTTAGGTTAGTCTTTTGTGGCATGGCTTTTTAAAATTGCAAAATAACTTTGATATCTTCTTTTTGATTTGGTGACCTAGTTATTGAAGGTCTATTATCAATATAAATCATCTCGCCAGAATATTTTTCAACTTCTGGAGTTGATATTCCATTTGTAAAAGATTGTCCTAGATTGTATGCTATACTATTTATAGTTGTACTTAAACCAGTAAATGAAGTGTCAATTGGTAAAGTGTTAGTTACTCCATTAATAGATCCTCCGGAAGAAGAAAATCTTATGAGTTCATATCCATATTGTGGTGTAAAACTTAAATTGCTATTTCCGGTTTGAAATCCAACAGCAGTTCTGTCTTGCCAATACTTTAATACGCCAGTTCTATTATCATAAGATACAACTCGCCCAACCGCAGTAGTTCCAGTACTCACAGTTTGAGTGATGGTTGAATTCGCTGCAAAAGAAGCAGATGAAAAACTACCTGACAATTTTACTGCGTATGTATTACTTGCTTTTGATATACTTAAAGCAGTGTCTGTAGTTCCGGGAGAAAGTGGATTTTTTAATACACCTATTCTTGCAATTTTATTGCCAGTAATAAAATCCGGATTTAAATTATCATTTTCTATTCTGGAATAAATTAATACATTTTTGGCTCCCAAATCTTTATAGATATCATATCCATGTCCCTTTAATGGTGGAATTATAACTTCAAATGTTGGAAGAACATCTCCTGTTATTCCTGCCGAATTAATGTCAATAGTTCCATAAGTATATCCATATCCACCCTTGGTTACATTAATAGATTCTACTGTTGAGTCGCTTCCAACAATAATAGTGACCTCTGCATCAAAACCATCACCAATAATAGGAACATTACTATAAACTTTTGGTGATCCGAGTCCACTACCTCTATTCAAAATAGTAGCAATTTTTAACTGTCCGCTTATCAGTGGATTTGCATTTGTTCTAATTGCTGAAGTATCTGAACTAGTGCTCCAATTTTTTGGCACTGGAATATAATTTATAGAATCAAATTTTATAATATCAGATGGTTTTATTGTAAACAAATATTTCCAGATATATCCATCTCCACTTGATCCTGCACTTTTTGGTTCTAAATCTGTAAATGTTGGTTCATCAATTGATGGTCTTCCAGTTGGATTTTCAGGATCGATGCCATTTTGTAAGCAAATATAAACCCGATAATCACTGTTAATTACATAAAAATTTGATTCATATAAACTAGTCCTAGAAGATGGAATTGAAAGTCTATTTCTACTTACATCATGTCTATACATATCATAAGTTGTTCCAGACTCCCACTCTATCTTCCTTACAACTTGTCTAACATCATCAGAATTAATTTTTTTAAGTGCTATGATAGTATCCCAAATATCATGATAATTATCTAAAGAATCAATCGGTGATGGTGGAGTTTGTTCCCAATTGGGATCATAATCTGTTGAATTTGTTAATCCAACAAATGAATAATAATTATTGTCCCCAGATTCAAACGATAAGATAAAATTTTCAGCGTTAAATATTCTTAATTGATCTGTTATAATCGCAGACATTGACTTATAAACTTTTTTATATTTATTCTACTTTATATAGAATCAAAATTGTCAATTGCCAATGAATTATATCTTCTAATTACGGGAGTGCTATTTAATCCAACCACCCCAAACTGAGTGCCAACATTAAATTCATTTTTAGTTCCTGGAACATTTATTATACCCCAACTATAATCTCCATAATAAGAACTATATCCAAATCCAGAAATACCAGAATAAGTACTAATACTAACTATTACTTGAACTACTGATGTAGTTCCTACTCCTAAAACACTGGTTGTTGCACTTGAAACTGAAATCACCTGATATACATTATCTACTCCAGTTGTTCCTATTCCAATTATATTTCCATTCCTATCCAAAGAAGTTACTCCAGATCCTATTTTGGAATTAGAAATTTTAAAGTAATAATCTTGTTTTATTTGACTCTGTGTTATTGCAGTGTCTACAATTGATGAATTTCTCAAATAAGAAGAATTTGGAATATACAAATCTAATATCAATCCAGTAGAAGCAAATCCAACACTTGTCGATTTAATTCCTGAAATGATTCCAAAGTCACCGAGATATGTAACATTATCCAAATACTCTTTCTTTATTGATGGCGGATCAATTAAAACTATTGGTGGATTTGTTTGAGAATATCCGATCCCTGATGATGTGACGGTAATTGAAGCAACAGAACTACCCGAAATAACTGACGATAATATCGCTTTTCCTGTTGTTCCAACTTCAAGTGGACTTTGTATTGAAACTGATGGTTCTGCATAATATCCAAAACCACCATTAACAATATTTACTGATTGTATTGTCCCTGCCGAAGATACTGTGACTGTTGCTATAGCTGCAATTAAATTGCTATTGTCTATGATTTCTATTTTGTTTATGAATTTATTTTCTATGTTTTCATTTTTTGTATCAAATGCAATTTTTACAAAATCAACAAATAACTGAGTAGATCCTATCCCAACCGATTTTATTAGGTTGGATACTGGGAATATATTTGGTTCATATTCAATTCTACTCTTGTTTACTTGAATTCCATCAATGATGAGATCATTTCTTTGTTTTTGCCAATTAACTGGACGCAACAACTCCAAATTGCCAGTAACTCCAACTGAATTATATGAATTAGTTTCAACAGTATCTGGAAGTATTATATCCTTTACAATTCTTTGGTTTTGTATTAATTCTGAGGTATTACCATTAATTTGTAATAGATCTCCGGATTTAACAGTTTCCAATATATCTACATCAATAACATCAACATTAGGAGTTCCTCTGTAGAATATTATTCTACATTTGTCTCCGGATTTAGGAGCTTCCGTGAATGTAATTGTACTTCCGCCATTAAAAACGTATGCAACATCAGGTTTTTGTAGTACATCATTTATGAATATAAGTAAATTATATTGTAATTTTATCTTTGATTGCTTTTTAGCAATAATAGAAATTCTGTCGTTATTATTTAATAGTGGGAAAGTTTTTCTGGAACCATTAAACAAAGTATCAATATCATCTAGTTTTTGTAGTTCACCTAAAGACCAACCACTAAAATTATCATCGTATATTCTTTCTACAGTAAGAGAGAATTCTGTAAATGGTTTTGTAGAATCTGTTGGTATTCCACTTAAACCACCACTTTCTACAGTTAAAATATCACCAACATTATATGAATATCCATAATTTGTAATTGTAAAATCAATAACACTTGATCCCTGACCTACGACTATATCTATTTTTGCTTGAGTTCCAACGCCACTACTTGCACTAGAATACTTCAAATTTAAATCAGAATATGATAATGGTGCATCGAATACAACCTCAGGTGGATTTGTTGATGTATATCCAGTTCCGGGATTTGTAATAGCAATACTTACGATTCTTCCATTACTAACGGAAGCAGTTCCAATATATTGAATATTAGGTGTCCCTACACTTGAAGTTTGAACTCCAACTCTAACAACAGGTTGAACCAAAGATCTGTATCCAGATCCACTATTTCCTATACTAATTGATTGTATTGTACCTGCGACAGAAACTACAGCAGTTCCTCCAGCAGATATTAGGGGTTGATATCCAAAACCATTACTAGATGCAACAGATACTATTAGACCTCCTCTCGGAACACTTGCATTATTTGAATCGTATAGAGCAGAAGTTGCAGTTCCGGTAAAATTCAGACTTGTTTCGGATGATAATTCAGATAGTGTATAATCATTCTCTGGTGATTGAAAAATATTGTTTATAAGAATTACTGCATTAGATGTTGAAAATCCAGATATATTTTGATTATTAGAAGTTAGTTCAAAATCTTTTATTGCCGCATTAAAACCTGAGTTGATGTCATCAAAAATATAATTTGTATTATAAGTGCTTTCATTAGAATTTGGAATTCCAGATCTTATAAATGCCCTTCCTTGGAAAGTAGATCTGATATTAACATCACCATTAATGTCATCATATATTGGTCCATAAGGAGCTTCTGAAAAATATATTTTACTTCCAATAATATTGTAATTTCCCTTTAATTTTGTGATTAAAGAATTGCTGGAATGTGATTCTAAACCAGTTCCAAGTAAAGGTCTTTGAACTTCTACAAGATTTGAAGTTCCTATTCCAACAGTAGATATTTTCATTATCTCATTATTAATTTTTATCAAATCTCCCGCAAAAAATGAAGTAATTCCTGAAAATTCTAATGTTGTATCTATTAATTCTATACTATCAGTAAGTAATGAAGTAATAGCTGTAGAAACAATAGGAGATTGAATGATCTCATCAATTAATATTAAACATTTTGAATTTTGATTTGTTGATGTTAAATAATGATTATTACCGACCCCAACAGAAGTTAAGTCTATTAACTTTGGTGAAGAAGTTAAAGCATCTTTTGGTGAAGTGCAAAATCCAACTAATTTGTCATTAAATTTGTATACATATAAATCTCCTCCTAATTTATTTGTAAGTCCTATTCCAGAAACATATGTTTCCGCTATTCCTACGGCAAACGATGAATTATAACCGGATGAAGAAGAATTGGATATTCTAGAAAATGTGACAGCGATTCCAGAATTTATTTGAGAACTAAGAGTGCTGGCTAAAGAAACCTTATTTAAGACTATGTTCGTTATTGGCAAATATTCATTATTATTGTTAAAATAAGTATCAGAATTCAAACCAGTAGTAGATGAAACTTCTAAAATATTTGTTCCTATTCCTGCCACTGATGTTGTTTGTGTCGTGACAACATTAACAAAGTCGAACGCTCCTGTGTTGTATACTACTTTTTCTCCACTAACAAAGTAATGATTTGGTATGTAAACTAAGTCAGTATCTAAATTAATTCCTGAAGGACTTGATGTTGTAGATTCTTTTTTACCACTGAATGATCTTTCAAAAATTGGTATAGTTCTATAATTCAAATTAAAATCTTTTTTAAATGAAATATCACTTGATGATGAAAATTTACTTAACCCCGTAGATAATTCTGCATTTTTAAAGTTAATGGAAACTGGAAATGAAGAAAATTCCACATAAGACACAGTATGTTTTAATATAGATATTTCAACATCTATATTTGGTTTGGGTGTAAAAAATATCTCAGTGATTGAACTAGTAGCACAGTCAAATTCTCCCAAAGATTCTCCTGATGTACTGACATTTCCATATTCAGTAATAGTGCAATCCGAATTACTGTTTAATACAATTAATTCTGAAAGTTGTACGTGATTATTAGTAGTATCTGTTACCTGAACAACAAAATACCCCATATTATAGTTTGAGGTATAATCAGTTACCAATTCTGCAACCGGAGAAAATGAAGCTGCTATTGAAACTACTTCTGACTTAACATCAGCGTATTTTAAAGGTCTGGATCCTACTGCAGTGTAATTCGTATTAGCTATGGAAACTGAAATAACATTGCAGTCAAGATTGTCAGAGACATTGGAATTGAAAATAATATCTACATTTGAACCAGAAAAGGATGTATCATAAGTTCCAATTCCAACCTGAGATAAGTAAGAATCATTTGATAAACTAATTCTACCAAATTCTGAAAAAAATATATCAGATCCGTTGGAAACCAAGTTTATTTCATTATATTCATATGTCTCCCTATTAGATGAAGAAAACTCTACCAATAATTTAGCAGAAGTAAATTTTGATGGAATCGTGTATATTGTTTGTGATGAATTAATTCCTATATTTGAATGAGTAGTAGCTATACTAACTGCATTGCCAAAATCATAATAATCAGAATCCAATATATTTTGTTTAGTATCATAGGATATAAAACTGTAACCATATTCATTATCCCTAGAATCTAATGAAATAAACTCTAATACGGCTAACCCATCATTTGTTTTAATATCAAAACTACCAAGTTCATCTTCGGTAAACATTTTTGCATATTGATTTAAATATATTTCGCTACCATCTGTTAAAAGAGTTATCACGGAAGATTGCCTTCTTCCTTCAAATCTATCATCTTTTACACCCAAAAATATTTTTTTTGCCCTTACCTTAGTTGCCATGTTAGTTTTTAAATATTAAATGAAGTTACAAATGTTCTTGATAATGATGTGTTAAAATCTACACTTATATCATCGATACTTAGTACTAGATTTCCAATTGATTCTGAGTAATCTTGAAGAATAACTGAATTAAATATTATCTCATCACTAGTTAAAGCATTTTCAATATAAAAATTATTTTCAGATACTAAATCAAAGTCTTGTATGCAATCAACATCAACTATACTATTTACATCAGATAATCCTGAAAAAAGTCCATAATCTTGACTTGTGGATATTCCACTAAAGCTTCCTGGAGAAGAATTTAATATCAAATCGCTAAATTTTTTAAATCCAAGTGTATGATTTAAATTACTAACAATATCGTTCCATTCTTGTAAAGGAACTTCTGATTTTAAAGAATATGAAAGATATTGATAATAATCACTATCTTGAACTCTTTGTAAATTATCATTTAAAAATCCAGTATTGGATTTCCACCCAGATTTAACTATTGATGAAGCATCTACATAACAAAAAGACTCACTAGATAAAACTTCTTTAACAAAAGCTTCGGATTTTGATGCCTTTCCGTAGATCAAAGAATCTAAAACAAAATCTTTTGTTGTTTCTATTGTCAAGTATTCATTCTTAGGGTCCCACCTTAATACTTTACCGACAGTATTATCGGATTCAACTTCTTCTCCAATAATAAAAGAATTTTTTTCAAGAACAATATTGAAAGTTGGGAAAGAACTTTCAGAAATTACTCTTCCGGAAGAATTTTCCCCATCAAAAGTGCCCGGAACCTCTGAAGAAAGTAGATAATCTCCCAAATAATATTCAATTGATGCATTTGATCCCCCTAAACTTGTGTTTACACCAACTACAGGGAATGTTGAATATTCATAATTTTTTGAATTGTATCCTTTATCTAAAGAATCTAAAATAGATACTCCTTCGATTAAAACGTTATCTCCTATTGAAAAAGGAAATTCATTTGGATCACTAAATTGTTTATTAAGAACAACGGAAACTATTTTAGTTGTATTATTAAATGATATAGAACTAATTCCAACTCCATTTGAGTTATTTGTTGGTATAATTTTTGGAGTAACTCCATAAAGATTATCATTTTTAATAATACTTAAGAAATTGGTTTTAGGACCATAACTCAAAATTATATTTTCTATGACTTTGTTAGTAAAACCATCAAGTACTACAAAATCTGGTGGAACAGTATAATCCTTTCCATAAGATATAATCTCAACAGATTTTATAGAAGATAATGGTTCAACTCTTAAAATAGATGGGAATTTAACAAGAGGTCTAATAGTAGTATCTACAGAATAATTAAATCCAATATCATCTATTTCCAAAATCGTTATATTTCCTATAGTATTGCTTTGTGGAAGAATTATAGCCCCACTTCCATTTAAAGATGTTATTGATGATATTGATGGAAGTCTTTGGTAAGAATTTCCAGAAGATTTTATTTGTATTGATTCAATATTACCAGATTCGCTTGTCGAATTTGTAATATATCTAAAGGTAGCATTTGAATCTGAGTAAGAATCAAAATACAACTCTTTTTGATTTTCAAAAATAAATGAAGTTGATCCTATTCCACTAATAGTTTTATTTCCATTTAATTCACTGGAAATTAAATTCAATGTATTGTTTGAATAAACTTCATCATCAGTTATAATATCGTTCTTACCTATTGTGGTTGGAATTAATTTGTAAAAAAGATTATCTGGAAAATCAAAGTCTATTTGAAACTCAAGTTTTGCATAAGAATCTATTCCAACTTGACCTGATTTAATTATTTTGGAAGAACCATCTAAATTTATTGGGAAATATTTTGTAGAAAATGCTTCATCAGAAAATATTTCTAAGTCAAACGAAGAAGTTCTACCAATACCTACTGATTGTTGAGATAAAGAAGAGTCTGATAAATCAAATATAACTTTTTGGTTTCTTTCTACGTTTATTTTTGGATTGATCTGATATAAAGTTCCAAATGAAGTTGACGAAATGCCGACAATTGATTTAGTATCAGAAACTGCCCCATAATATGAATGAGACAATCTAATTCTATCCGAATCATATACTATTGCATAATATATTTCTTGGTTTTCTAATCCTTGTGCGGGAGAAGATGACACATGAATTAATTTTTGTCCGTTAACAAATCCATGATTCTGTATTGATATTAAATTGTTGGTTAAATCAATAGTAGAAAAATATTTTGGATCTACTACTAGTCGTTTGTGGAAATTGTTATACTGAACTTCTATTGTTTTTGTAGTTGTTGGAAAAACTTCAAAAACAACTTGATCGTTCACTTCAAGTGAATGTGTGGAAGCAAGAGATACAGTTATTGATGTTTTTGTTAGATTTGCCTTAGATACATCATCAAAATTTGTGACAAAACTATGATTTTCCCCAGATCCAGAATTTGTAAAGAATAATGTTGATCCAGTTTGAGATATTCCTACAAATCCTCCAGAGGTTCCCACTCCAACTTTAATAGTTGATATTCCAATTAAATTATCAGAAATCCTAGCAGCATATACTTTAGAATTATTCAATAGATTAAATGTACCAATTCCACTATTTGAAACTGTTATTGAAGATCCGCCATTAGTTTTATAAAATAATTCATCTCCGGTTTTTAAATTGTGATTTTCTATGTAAATTGTTTTTTCCGGAATAATTATAGAGGTTATTCCTAATCCGGGATTTGAAAAATTAATTGTATGTCCGAATCCAACAATAGTTCCTATACCTAAAGATTCTACTGGATTAAAATAAATTTCTCTGTTTAGATTATAATTTTTATTTTTTAATTGACTTGTTGAGTCAAGATAGAATTTTCTAGGTTTTGAGTATAGTGTAGAATAAGCAGTGTGTGCTGATGAAACTGTAGAATTTTGTCCTCGTAAAACTTTTACCCTCGATGATTTTTTATCAATGGATAAAATTTTAACATCCTCTGAACCAACATATAAAATATCATTTTCTCTAATATTATCATCAGTAATATTTGAAATATTAAAATATGTAATTATTCCGGTAACATTTGTATTTCCTATAGATGTATTTAAAATAAATCTTTCAGAAATTATTCCAACTTTAAATGATTCTTGTAAAGATGGATCATAATCAGTTAGTGAATTTAAATAGATTACATCTCCATTGGTTAAATTATGGGGAGATGAAGAAAATCCTATTATTTTATTTGGTGTTGATGATGGATATAATTCTACATCATATATTTTAGTTGAAGTTTGCGAAATACCTGTTATTGTTTTTCCGCCAATAAAACTTACACTAGCACTGGCAGCAGATCCACCACTCTCGGAATTGTCAAAAATTAATCTATCATTTACTTTATAATTTTCTCCCTCAGATATTATTTTAATAAAATCTATTTTTCCTTTCGAAGAATTTTTTATCCTAATGTTTTGAGTTAAAAAATTGTCAGAATTTAAGAAATATTCATAATAAGAATTTTTATTGTTTACATTATAAGAATTTGTATTTCTTAGTATATTTTTCTCAATAAAATCAAAGTTTTCTTGATTTATTTTTGAATCAAAATTAAAATCAATTGGTGTTGACTTATAATTTTCCCCAATAATATATGGGAATTTTGGTTCTTTTTCCCCAGCAAAAATTCCTTTAGTTTCTTCTGCAGGATTTTCACTAAGAGTCATAAAATAAGCATAAGTTCCATTTGGAAATTCTGGAGTAACACAAAATCTACCATTGTTTTCATCCAAATCTCCATCATTCTCAAATACAAAATCTTCGATAAAATACCCAGCGGGAAAAATGTTTTTATCTGGTCTGTAATTTTGATTATCTATAGGATCGCCATATCCACTACGAATTTGTCTAACTCTTTTATTTGATGGAGAATCGTATCCATATGGACCATATATTGGATTTCCATCATAAGCCCAACCCAATAGAGGTGAGTGGTACTTTTCTTTATTAGTTGAAAAATCATTTTCATAATCACTTCTATATTTCTTTCGTTCTGAATCGAAATTTTCGGAATATATTTTTTTCCTTAGAGATCTTGGAGCATATAAATGGGTATATTGTAATCCATATGTTTTATTGTTTCCTTCATAAATTACACCATCATCGGAAGATATCTTCTTAGTTTCAACTAATTTTTTAAATTTATTGATAGACCAAATTTTTGGAACAAAAAATAACTGACAACCAGAACCAGAAGAAATAACATCCACAAATGTATTTTTCTGTTCGTAGTTAATTCCTCCAGACAATACTTTAACCTCAACTAATTCTCCGTTACTTATGATTGGAGATAAAATTGCACCTATACCAAATCCTCTAATTACCAGATCTGGTGTAGAATTATAATCCTTTCCCTTCTCCTTTACAATTACACTTACTATTTTCCCATTAGAAATTATTGGAGATACTACAGCACCTGAACCAGAATTTAAAGTGTAACTTGGTTGTTTATTAAAATTAATGATATCTGCAGATCCATATCCAGTTCCACCTTCACGCACAAATGCTGAATCAATTTTACCCCTAAAAAACGGTTGGACTTTTGCAGCAAAACTCAACCCAGTTGTAGTATAAACTCCAACTTGACCGGTAATATTAACTTCAATTGGTTCATAGTTGAAAATGTGATTTCCTGTTCCTGTGGATTTAAAATCTACATATTGATTTGTTCTATAATAAAAATCAACTGCTGTGCTTCCAATTCCAATGTTTGAAAGCTTAAATGATGTATCATTTACTTTAGTAACAATATATTTTCCAGTATCCAACCCACTTATATTTGTATTCCCACCATAATAGTAGATGAGTTCTCCACTTAAATATGGATGCTTGTAAACATTTACAGTATCATTTGCCGTGTTTATTCCGGATGATGAAACTGTTATTTCTTTATTTTTATACCCACTTCCAGGATCAAGAACAACTAATGAACTAATTTTTTTCTTTTTGATTGATGATCTAAATCTGTGATTTCCTGTACCAAAAGAAGTTATGTCAACAGTGTTTATTCCAACTAAAGAATCATCATATGTGTTATGTAATCTTATAGTATAGTCATCAATAACCTTGGTAAAATATTTTGCCTCTGTTGTTAATCCACCTATTTTTCCACTGTCGTCTGCAAGGTATATTATTGATTCACCAGTTTTAAATTTATGAAAGGTGGAAAATCCTAAAGTATTTGAGGTTAGATTTATTTTTTCATTTGAAGATGAAGAATTAAAATCAACATAATAATCATAATCTACTGTTTGTAGTGCAATTGTAGCACCTTCACCAGAACCACCAGAAACTGTAATTGTTGGATTATCAATATAATCAAACCCACCATCAATCAAATCTATTTTTTCTAAAGATCCTTCTACCCAACAACATCCACTTGCTCCAATAGAAGTATTATTTGGTAATGAAATTTCTAACTTTGGTGGATTTATAATATCATATCCTTTACCGGGAGAAATAACATCTATACTTTCTATTGGACCATAATAAACTACATCCTTTGATTTATAATTGCTTATTTCAACACCATTGACTAATATTCCTGTTGTACCATTTTTTGTTTCATATTTTTCCCCATCATTTTGTGGATTTCTTAATAATTTAATGCATCTCTGTGAATCTATTGTTGATGGAGTATTACTTACTTTTGAAAATACTAAAGGATTGAGAAAATTAGAACTATCAGTTAATGATGTTGAAGCAATACTAATGAATTTTCCGGCATCTATATTAGATCTACTTCTAGATAATTTTATTTGAGTATTATCAACCTTTTTAACAAAATATACACCTGTTTGTATTCCTAAACTATTAGAGTCAGTTGTTGAATCTGTTCTGGAGTATACGACAGCATCACCTGTTATAAATCCGTGACTATCACTATCATTTACTATTTTTAAAGTTTCGCCAGAAAATGGTCCATTCAAAATTACTTTTAAATCTTTAAATTCTGAATTTAAATTTTGAGAATAAAATGGAAGAGATGATGAAGTTACATATAAATCATCACTACCAAAATCTTTATATACATTTAATACATCTGCAACAAAATTATTTGAGAATTTGGATATTAATTTTTTTACCGTGAAGAATTTAGAAATCTCATACCCATTTGTTTGAATTTTAAATCTTTTTTGTGGTATACTTCCAGTGGGAGTTGTTACATTAAACCCATCAATTACTGAAACTTCCCTTTTTCCAGTTGATTTGTTAATGTATTCTATTTCTACAGAATCTCCTTGATATATTCCATTATTATCAAAAGTTTCTATAGTGTACTCAAACCCCCCTTCATCTATAAAATTAGAAACTTCACACTTAACTGTTCTATTAAAAATCCATTTACTATCTAATACATCATCTTTATTATATCCAAGATATACAACTTTACCGATATCATTTTTTTCATAATAGATGCTATCCTTTGGAGGTTCTACTCCGGATAAAACACCTGTTATCCTGAATCTTATTTCTTCCCCATCATTTCTTACAGATTTATTAGAATATCCATAAGCATAAGTGTTTAAACATATTTCTAATCCTCTATTTAAAATCTCACTTACTCCACTACAATTTAAAAATTCATTTACAGTTGTCCCATTGTATTGAATAGTATAAGTTACTCCGCCACTGATTACTGTCAATTCTCCATTTTTTGGAAATCCTATTGTAGAATCTACAATAATCGATGTTGAATTAATAGAAACTTCATCTAAGATGCTTGTCTTTGGATGAATTTTTAATTCACCAAAAACAGATCCAGAAACATTCACATCTTTATTAAAGTCATAATCCACCATCAAAATATAATATTCTTTATTATTCCTTATAATTTTTTGTACGTCATTTACTGTTCCAAATGATTTTGGAATAACATTATATTCATCCTGAAAAATTGTTTGATTTATAAGATTCTCTGGATTTCCTTGAATTGATTCGACTACAATATTTTTTGTTACTCTATATTTCGCGTCTGATGGTTTTATAAGATAATCAGCAGGTCTAATTACCTCAACATCTTTGCCATATAAAACTCTAAAGAGTATTTCAAAAGATCCATCCGTGCCTTTTGATGAATAGAAATCTTTAGATTGTTTTAAAAATAAATTTTGATTTATGCCAGAGTATAAATTTCTATTTTCAAATCCATATAAAAATTGTTTTTTTGATTTATTAAAAAATTCTACTAAAAATAGATTACTAATATTGGTTACTGTCTTATTTGTTCCGTCTAAATTGGTAGAAGTGTGTTCCTGAATTTCTGTAGAGGAGAAAATAAAGTCCTCAGAATTTGGAGTAGAATATTCTGTTATCCCACTAAATCCTCTCGCACACTCTTCAAAAGTTGTTGAAGTCTTAGATTTATAAAGAATAATTTCGTCATCAATAGAAATTAATCCATATGTTTTTGGAAATCCTTCAGTGCTAGAAACATTAATCACATTATCAGAAAATCCAACATCTGATATTAGATTTGTGCTTGAAACTAAATTAGTTAAATTATTAATCTTAATATATTGGTCTATATTTTGTAAAATATCGTAGGCAGATCCTTTAGACTCCAACGATTTATAATATTCCTTTAATAAATCAGATACTAAAGGATAATCCTCTCTAACAAATCTAGGAAGTTGACTTTCTACAATAGAACTGATTTTAACTCTTGTATTTTCCATTTACTAATTTCTTACTAGATTGCTATTTGAATAACTTGAAGATACTATGTAATTTTTTCCTGAAGTATCAGAACCCGATTCGGTATTGTCAGGAATAATATCAACAATTAATTTATTAATATCTAGTTCCAAATAAAGATCCTGAATACCAAAAACATCATTTGATTCTGGAGAAGCACTTATTTCAATAATAGGAGTTCCGCCTTGTGTTTTTTCTGTAGAAATAATATTAATTGGATCTATTATTATTTCTCCCTTCACATAATCTATTGAACCAACTTCATATCTAGAAACTACTGATTCTGTTTCTGAAATCAAATAGAATAAAAATATAGATCCAGTTTTTTTATCTGAGTTAGGAATATCGCCAAAATAAACAGTTTGTGATATTCCACCAACTTTGAATCCAGAAGATTTAATATTAAATCCATCAGAATTTTTAATATGAAATTGGTTTTTAAAGCAAATTTCATATTGAGCGAATTGATTTAGAGAAACATTCAAATCTCTACGAATTTGAACTTTTGAAATATTTGAAGTAATGGAAGAATCTGTAGAATCAATTAATTTTTGATATTGACTATATTTAAACCTAGCTCCATATTTATTAAACTCTTCGGAGTTTGCGTATTTGGTTACATTGTTAATTATTTTTGTTTTTATTGAATCATTGCTTTGTATTGAATTTAAATTACAGTAAACATTTGATTCCAATTCAATATACAGATATTTTACATCCAATATTTCTGGAACAATTCCTGCAACAGCATATTTTTTTAATTTACTTTTTATATTATCTTTAATCGCATTCGATATAAAAGATCCATAAAAAGGTTTTATTGTTATAAAAACTTTCCCGTACTGTGGTGGATCTAAATCTTCACCACCAAAAGCACTAACTGATTCTGCTTGTGGATATATTTTTGGAATAAGAGATTCGTAATCTGATGCAGTTACGGCTCTATTTTGAGAAGAATATAATCTAGGTGCAAAATTTTTGATCGAATTCACAGATTCTATTTCAGATCCACCATTGGATGAAATATTTGTTGTGATTAAAGAAACACCTTTTGAAAATGAATTATTTTTTTGATCTACTAAAACACCTGAAAATCCAAATGATGAGAAATTGTTTCCTTCAGAACCATTACCTATCAAGTATGAAACTTCAATATAATTATTTTCTTTTAATTTTTCTCCAAAAACACCATCACCAAATAATAATTCATATTGTTCGTCTTCTATTTCTTGAATAAAGAATACTTTAGAAGAAGAAGTTACATCTAAAATTGAATTTGAGTTTACAAATTTTCTTGTGGAGGTACTATTGATACTATCTCTAACCGTTACATTTAAAGTTTCAGTATCTATTCCACTATTTTCTAAAACAAATCTTTGATTGCTATTGTTAACAGAACTTACGACAAAATCATTCTTAGCATAAGATCCTTCATAGATGTCTATTGCATCAAATGTTGCGATTCCATCCACTACAGGAACAGTAATATCATCTAAAATAGAAAAAACATAACTAGATCTTCCAAAATTGGATGTATTACAAACAGATCCTTTTTTCAGAGTTACCGTTTTAACTAAAGGGTTTTGAACTTCAACGAAAAAACTTATATTTGATTTTGCCGATTTTCTTGATCTTGGAACATATCCAATATTTCTTGCTAGAGAGACAACATTTTCTCTTAAGGTAGCACTATCAATAAAAACCTCATTACTAACCATATTTGCATTATATGATGCAATATATGTGTTATATGCTAAAGTATCAATTAAAATCGAAAGATTAGATCCTTCAAAATCATAATCAGTAAAATTCGAATTAGATCTTAGATAATCTTTAATAGAAGATTTGATCTGATCAAAATCTAAATTTGTAAAATTGACTAATGACATTATCGTACTGACTGTAGTGCAAACGTAAGTTGTTGTGGCAAGGCATCAATTCCAATAATGTAATATCTTACTGTAACATTAAATTCATAATTATCATAATTTGGAGAAACATCTACACTAATTAAATCAACTCTAGGTTCATAATTTTCTATAGTATTTCTTATTTCATCTTGAATGATTGATGCGGAAACATCATCAATATTTTCAAACAAACTATTAGAAATTCTAGAACCTAGATTTTGATTGAAAAATTTTTCTCCGGGTATAGTGAAAACAAGATTTTGTATCGAGCGTGATATTGCAGTTTCATTCTTAATATCAATTAGGTCATAATTTAAAGGATTTACCTGCAATGACAGACTGATATCTTTAAATTGTTTACTAATTCGCTCTACTGGCATTCAATGCACTTTAATTCTATCTTATTTATTAGAGATTTTTTGATTCATAGAGAGGTTCTGTTCCATATTCCCAGTCATCATAATCTTCATCATTACGAATTTTTGAATGAATTTCATTTTGATGGTAAAAATCATGTTTTTTCGGAGTCAGATCATCATTTGCAATCTCACGAAGCATTTTTTGCTTCTCAATTTGCTCCTCCCACCCATACTCTGATGATAAAAACTGAGTTCCCCACTCATTTTTCATGAAATTTTGGTTTTTATCGACTTTTTTAGTCATTTTTGCTCCTGATTCGTTAAAATCAGAACTTTTTACGGGGTTGCTATCCCGATTTTTGTAATTTCGTACATAAAATCGTCAGATGTCTCAATCTTACGAAGATTTTCAACGGAATATTCGTTTAAATCAATTTCATAACCTGGATTTTTAGTAATTCTGTTACGAGTCCATGCATCATCATACCATAATATTTTATTATTAGGGTATGCGTAAAAATTTCCATCGTCCATCTTAAAAAAGTGAGCACATTTATGCTCTGGGGTCTCACTAAAATTAGTATTTAAAGTAGATTTGGATTCCCACGACCAGTCAAGAGTAAACATGTAAGTTCCCTCATTCTTTTCTCCTTTGTAATTGATAAGTTCAGCTCTTAAATTTGCTAACCTTGAACGAACTTGAACGTCAACATAAGGAGAAAAGCAATCCCACCACATACATTCTTGTAATTCTGGAGTAGGTGCATCAGGTTTCCAACAGAATGCATGAATAGGTCTTCTAGTCCAGTTTACTCCGTTTTCTAAAAACGCTTCAAAGAGGGGTACGTGCTTCTCTAAGGACGCTACAGAGTGAACGTCGCATAAAGTTACCTCACCATGACCTTTTTTATGATTGTAAAGAAATTCATTACGAATATAACATGTAAAAGTTGGTAAGTTGTGATTTAGATATGCCATATAAAGATAATAAAAAAGCAGGATGTTACTCCTGCTTTATCTATATTATTTTCCTTGACCTCGATACTTCTTTTTACGTCCATTACGAGATGTTGCACTCAATAGTGTACGTGGAGAGCGCCCCTGACGAGTTTTCTTAGGAGCTCCGGGTTCAAAAAGAACTTTATTACTACCACCTTTAGCCATTTAAAATTTCCTCCAATTCAATTTCATTAGGATCAATGTCTTCACCCGAGTAAAAACGATCAGCAAAGTCTTCAAAGATCTCAGTACAGTCTTCCATACTGAGATTTGTATAAATTTTACGCCCCTTATAAAGTACGTTAAATTTTCTCATCAAATAATACGAGTCTTTTCATGCCCCACACGAATACGAGGGTCACACCAGATATCAAACCCTGCTTCTTTTGCATCAAGGCAGAATGAAACATCTTCCCCACACATATCTTGAACTGCACCAGATTCAAATACTTGCATCTTTGGAGCGAACCAAGGGTATTCGAGATTCTCAAATACTCCATTCTTAATTAGTACCCAACCAAACCCAGTGTAATCAACTGTGAAAGGCTTTCTACGCTTGGAAATAGATTCCACAGTTTCATGATTCATTACACCACCATTTCTGCGGAAATCATCTTCTTCCAACCAGTGTGCGACAGAGGTTGTGTGTCCGTCTTCAGTTGCATACCATCCAGCAACAACTTCCTTCTCTTCACCTTCGGCATTCAATGCTAGATCACAGAGTTGCCAGAATTTGTTAGAATCAAAAACGATATCACTATCAATCCAGAGTTGATAATCATATTGCAGTTTTCCATCCCAAGGAATTTGTTTTGGTCCTCGGAGAACATTTGCACCAAGACATTTGCAACGTGCAAAATTAACCATCGATGAGTAGTCTTGTGAAATTTGAATACTCATTCCATTCTGCACTAGGTCAAAGCAAAGTTGTACGAATGCTTTGAGAAAAATAAAAGAACAACCACGACCAGGAAGACAAAAAACAATTGACTTGCCCTTCATGCGTTCTTTAATAGAACCATAATCCCACTCCGCTTCAGGTTTTTGTGGAGTAGGTGCGTTTGCCTTAACAGTAAATCCTTTTGCCATAAGTTAAAATAACCTTCAAACTCAATTTTAACAGTCTATATATGTGTTTGTCAATGAGAAGAATTTAGAATAATATCTTTATTTGTAATCAATTCTTCGTACTGTAAATCTTCTTTTTTAATATTCATATCAATAAGTTCAACCATTCTGTGTAACATCTCCCAAACTTCAGAGAATTTTTTCTCTGAAAGGCTGTGATAAATGCACCGATCCTTTGCGTATATGTGATATATTTTTTCAGGGGTTTTCATAAAATTTTTTTTCCGGATTTTTTTATTTCCTCAGTGCATTATATATGACTACTATCAGAATACCAAGCGGAGCTCCGATAATCCGAAAAACATTTCCAGGATATCGTATCAACCATCCCGCAAAGACTACTTTCCAGAAATTCCAATAAGGGCGGCGAAATGAATATCTGCGGGGGTTTTTGAGACTTATCATACTTCCGGAAAAATTTTATGAGACTGATATTTAAAGGTCGATTTGTCACCTCTGTAGGTTAGGGTAGTGATCGATTTTTATATACGGGCAACGCGCCGCGGCGCCATAAGAAACGCCCGCAAAACACTGCCGAATCACTATCACCACCAAGCATAACATAAGTGCCCCCCAGTGTCAACCAGAGGGCACACAGTAGACTATCAGAACTCGATCACATCTGCAGTCGGTTCAGCATAAGCAACTGCCTGCTGATTGTCATCGGTGAGTGCATCCAGAATCGACAGAATCTCAGTGCCAGTGTTACCTTGTGCCAGCATCGAAAGCATCACGGTCTTAGACATAATAACGAAGAAGAGTGTTAGTTAGTGTGTGCCTAGTTTATACTCATACGACAGGAGTGAGTGATATCAGGCAGCGATATCTTCAGGGAGAAGATTAACTACTGCTTGCACACCAGCGATATGCAAAGTGGTGACGAATCGGTAGGCACTGCTATAATCAGGAAACGCTACAGTACGCTCCACATTGTCCTGAACGTTAGTAAAGGTGACGGTGCGTGATTCAGTCAATTGAGTGTTAGTTAGTGTGTGAACTGTAAGTGTCTTTATAGGGCGCATCTTATTCCCTTGACTGATGCCTACTGTGCGGTACTGATGTTCATCTTGACCTTGTAATCCTCCCAGAGAGTAATAGCATCCTGCAGGGTCTGAACGTTAGCGAACATGTTAAAGTTCTCACTGAGATCTAACTGACCTGTCATACCAAGGTAGTTAACGAACCCAAGGATTTGCATATCTTGCTCGTACTCATAAGGGGCAAAGATACGACCGAATTCTTCATAACGAAAATCAGAACTTACGATCAGCGACCACACATAGTAGAAAGGACGACGAATAGCGTAGGGGATGAAGTTCATTGAAAGTGTGTTAGTTAAGGACGAATGAGTGAGTGTTACTTAAGATCAGAGATCTTGCAGCATTTCGTTGAGTTCGAAGTGGTTGATCTTGGGATCGTTCCACTTCACACCATCAGGACTTTCTTTCGAACCACAATCATACAACAGTTCACACAGTTCAGTATAATCAGCACAAGTCTTTGCGGCATCATACAGACCCTCATCATTTTGAATCCAGAGACTAACATTCCAGGTCTCATAATTCGTCCAACCGTTATAGGTGGTATCTGCGATGTTGGTCTGGTAGGTGGTAGGCATGTTTTGGAAGTTGTGCTTATACTACTGGTACACTTTCAAGGCCCCAGAGTTTCATTCAACCAACTGCAGACGATCTATAAACTCCTGCAGATATTCGGTGGGGTCATGACCTAACTCTGCGATACGGTTTAACTCATTTAAGACTGTGCTAAACTGTTTCACATAAGGCACGCGGATTCTGTCAGTTTTACCCAGAAAAGTGTAGTTTTTAGGTCTCATAGTTTTGTCCCAAAATAGCATCAATATCTATACAGTTTCGGGACAAAACTAATTGGTATAAAATGATACTAACTCACCATCGATCAGGTGCATTTAGGTCCTCAACATACGCATCACACTTCTCTGCAGGTTCCAGCTTAAATAACTTCTCCCAGTCAATCTGATGCGGATCGAAGTCACCGAACACTGATAGATCCAGAGTGACCCTATAACGCTGCTTCTGTGCTTGTTGATATGCAACCGACATAAGTGTTCTCCTAGGTGTTATGGAACTACTATAAGATGTCTGGGGGTCAATGTCAAGACCTTGGGGGTATTTATGTGGGGGTGTGGAGTTTTTGTGCGGGGATTGTGAGGATTTTGTGACCCCGGAGTTGACAAAAGTGCGGTCCTTATGTTATGCTCGGTAAGATCACAAGACCTAGAGACATTTAAATGACTCATAAGTATCGGTCCTCACAGACACTTAAAGACCTTATTGATTCTCATTAAATAACACTTATTGAGAATGATTTAACGCACAAGATTATATTTATTTCACCATTTAACCCTTCATTTTTATCATCTACCCTATAAATAAAAACATATTTGTGTTACTTTAATGGCATCAATCTACATCATTGAGAATAAGGAAAACGGCAAAAGATATGTGGGTAAAACTACTCTATCAAACCCATATGATAGATGGAGACAACACAAATACAATGCTAAAAGTAACTACAATCATATGGTAATCAGTGATGCAATTAGTAAGTATGGAATAGACAATTTTACCTTCTATGTAATAGAAACTTGTGATGATGAAGTTGTCAATGAAAGAGAAACATATTGGATAAACAAGTTCAATACTTATAAAAATGGATATAACTCAACTCTTGGTGGTGAAGGTGTAAAAAGAGACATAGAGTTAGCATATCATCCAGACACAATTTCAATCAGTTGCTATACACTAGATGGAAAACATATTAGAGATTATAAGAGTAGAGGTGCAGCAGGTAAAGAGTTAGGAATTAAAAGAAGTTCTATCACTGCTTGTATTAAAGGAAAGACATTTCAAGCTGGTGGATATAGATGGAGTTGGAAAGATAGTGAGTTAATTGATATTAAAAAGAGAACAAATACAAGAACTAAAATATACGGTATTCATAAAAATGGCGATAGAAAAGTGTGGGATAGTCAAGCAGATTGTGCCGAAGATATAGAAGGAAATAGAAAAGTTAATGCTAATGTAAGACGCTCAATCATAAGTCCCAACTATAACAAATTTGAGTGTAAGAATTGGTATCTATTCAGAGAAAATGTTGATGAGTTTATAGCAGCAACTCCAAACAGATTTAATAGTGAAACGGGGAGAAAGGCAGCGTTAAAAGCATAAAAAAAGGATGCTGATTAGGCATCCATACGTTATACTCAATCTAGTGCTAGTCTGTGTCTTGCATAATTCTTTGCGTCCTTTCTTGACTTGAATCGTGCTAATTGACCGTCAAATCTTAATGGTTCAAACTTATACCTAACACGATTCTTGTGTATAACCTTTCGACTATAAAAGTACAGTGAAAAACTACCTTCTTGCTTCTCATCTTTCGTCTTCTCCTTGTTAACAATGAACGGAAGATTAACAGTGGTGAGTGTAATCATTGTTTCAGTCTTGGGAATGAAGAATGTCGATCATTTGTTGATGAAACTGATCTGCTTCTACCTCACATTGATGGGATTGAGTTGCATCTTCGATCTCGTATTGTTTCATACTCAGAGTATGCATAACATCATTGAGAAGATTAGTCAGTGCATCAATCTTTTGTGCTTCAGTCATCATTAGGATTTACTTCTTTCAGGACTTGAGTGAACAGATCTATCGCTGCTTGGTTAGCATTGATACGTTTGAGATCTTGAATGTAAAACTCAAGTGCTTCAATGATTGCATCTTGTTTGAGTTCTTCCCAAGTTGGATTAGTCATAGTTCAGTTCAGTTTGATGCTATTGTTAAAGGGAACTTCTCCATCCTTGGTTGATACAAACCAGTTGAAGTTCTTTTGATATACATACTCTCCATTTCCGTGTGCTTGGAGAATAGCATTCAGACGTGATTTAGTAGTGTTTGATTGATGTCCGCCATCAAACAATTCCAACCAAGTCTCACCAACCATTGCAATCAGATTGCTATACAGATAGACGAAACTTACGCCTTCAATGTTAATCACTTCCGTATTGTCTTTCTTCCAATCAACCTCTTGATTGATTGCACGATTCATTTGGGTTTCGATCTTACGCATTTGTTTGTTAGTTTGAGTTGGGTGGGAGGTCTTATACTAGTAGGACACTTTCAAGGCCCCAGAGTTACTATCAGGCAGCGAGTGCAGATTCAAAACAAACTTCACGCTCTTCGATCAAAGCATAATCATAGTCACCTTCCTCCAATTGCTTAGAGTATGCTTCGGCAGCAGACTTGCAATCAAACAGTCGCAGGGAATCGAAGTGTTCACCTTCATATTCCCAACCACCGATCACAGCATAGACTTTCATTTGAGGTTGGTTCATCATCATACTACTAGGACAATTTCAAGGCCCCAGAGTTACTATCAATCAATGTTCGGGTGAGATAATATCAGCAACTGTGTGTAGAATGGATGCAGTAGTCTGCCTTACTGATGGGGAGAAAACTAATGCAACAATGAAAACTAAAGTAACAACTTTCACTCTATCTGGTGATTTGAATGTTAGACTTTTTCGTGACATTCAAACTCCCAATTCAATCATACGATTTACAATCTTGGAACGAGCAATAGTCTTACCGTTCAGAGTGTAAGAGAAGCGAACTCCTCCCTTTACAGTCGGAGAGCAACGACAATAGAGTTTTACCTCGTTAATCTTATCTCCGTTCTGATTGTGAAGAGGAAAGTAATACGAACACTCACCTGCAATATATGATGCTTTGGAGCGAACATCAACAACTACAGTAGCATTCAGGCGATCAATAATACCATTGCGAGCATCATAATTGTCTCGGGCAAGTTTGGATGTCAGATTGATGCTATCTTGAATGCGGTCGATGTTATCTTGGATCATTTGGTTCATTATCATACTACTAGGACACTTTCAAGGCCCCAGAGTTACTGTTAGTTTCAGTCCTTGATACTTTCCATCAACATCTCTAGCGTCTCCTCATCATACAATTCCTGAATCTCGGAGATAAGTTCTTTCTCACTGTATTTGTTAAACTCAACAACGAGACTATCATATGCAAACTGGACTAGAGTATCCATATCCATGCCATCAATCACATAGTTGGCATAGTTATCAATCAGAGCGGAAAGTTTTTCGTTGGAAAGTGTCATTTTGTTTGTAGGATTAGGAAGGGAAATCATTTGCAATAATTGGGGTCTATTTGACAGAAACGATCTGCTTCTGATTCTTGATACTCATTTACGGTCGCATATGCTGCATTACCTACCTTAAGTCCAAGTGCCAGAGTAACAATCAAAAAGGCAATTCGCATCACAAATCAATCAACGACAGAGTAACAAGCAACAGAGGAAGGAATACCACTTAAGGATAGAGAACCATTGCGGGCATCGCAATAATCTTGTGCGTCATCTTCGCTGTAGAAAGGTCCAATATACTCGGGAGAATCAAGGGCATCAGAAGTGAATCGAACGGTAAAGGTTTCAGTCATACTATCAGTCAAATCGTGAGGAAGTCCAACCATCAGTGAAACCTTCATAATGTCTCACAGAACTGCTAATCTGTTCTTCAGTGAGTGCAAATTGAACCCATTTGCCGTTATCGTATATTTCATAACGAAACCACCCGTATTCATTAGAGGGAGTGATTTGATAGGTTTTGTTTGTATCAGGAGAGGTAAATGTCATTTCAGAGACCATTGATAAAGTCAGCAAGAGCGTCTTTGTATTCAGTTTCAGTCTCGAAAGTACGACCGTAGATTGTACGCGGATAGGTCACGTTTTGTTGACCTACTGCAGCAACATTATGGCAGTCTTGTTCGTCATAACCCATCTCAATCAGGTTTTGAACGTAAGGGTTGTTGTTTGTCATTTTGTTAGTTTATCAGTCGGAAACTTTTAGAAGGTCGTTGAGTTTATCTAACAGAGGTTCAATATCAAACCCCCAGACCTCTTTTACCTCATCCCAATCATCATGAAAATCAATGAGAGTGAGAATGTTTTGAATGTCGTCTTTAGTGAGAGTTTGCATCGTTTGGGTGTCGCTCATACTACTAGAACACTTTGAAGGCCCCAGGAGTTACTAACTCGCTGCAAGGTTGGGAATAAAGCACCATTCATAACTTCCGTCTTCTGGGTTAGTTCCATCCACAACAAATTCACTGTAAATTGCATCTGATGTGGCATAATCTTCTTGATCTACAAAGAACTCAAGACGCTCCAGAAGTGTGGAGGACATTGCATCGATCAGGAATTGTTTTGTCATTTGTGTGTAAAGAAAGTGTGCTGCTAAATTAGACGATCAGTTAAACTTTGCGTTTACACCAATTACCTTTGCTGTAGGATTTCGTGCTGTTGCTGTCTCGCGGGCATCTTTAGGAGAGTTTGCATACACTTCCTCCTTAAAGACTTTGCCACCGACGTATAGTTGAACTTCATACTTCATAATCAATCAAACAGGAAGAACACAGAAAGTTCCACACCATTTGCGAACCCATTGTAGAGTTTCATCGTAAGAAGTGCGGGGTTTCGACATAGGCATCGACACATTCTTTTCGGGATTGTATGCAATAGCAACGAACTTGTCTTCTACTTGCTGAATCCACATTTGATTGACTTTACCTTCCTTCCAATTTGTGTGGTAGGAGTAGATTTCGGAAACGATGTTGTTTGTCATACTACTAGGACACTTTCAAGGCCCCAGGGTTAGTAACATCAAGTTGCATGAGTAACTTCAATTGCTACTATTTTGAACTTGAGTCGGTGTATCTGGAGCATCAAATCCTTTCTTGATTTCATCACCTTTCACAAACCCAATTCCACCCGCAAGAAGTGTTAATGCGAGAACGATTGCAGCTTTTGTGTGACCCTTATTATCATCTCTTGATGTATATTCATCAACACTTTGACCTGTTACTTTCTCACCAATCCATAGACCAGTAGCACCACCCAAACCCATCAAAATCCAAGGAGTAAATGCAAAGAACGCCCACGCAGCAGCAACTAATCCAATCAACCCTACAGTTCCGCTCACATCACCGATGCCAGAACCTGATGAAGAACTGTTGCTGCTTACTTGACGCAAATTACGAATAAAGATGGGATCGTATAGTCGCTCAATCTCTTCCCTTGCAACATACAATGCACCCGCTTCTACGGTTACAGAATAGATTGAACCTGATGAAGTTGTTTTAATGTCTGCTTTGTAAGTTGCCATCACCAAGTACCTCTTTGAACGTGAATTTTACGAATTTCGGAGTAAATGAACTGCTGAAGTTTAGGATCGGTAGTATTATCAAAAGCATAATACAGACGATTCAGATAATCATCTTGTGTGAGACCTATGTTACCATCACCACCAATGTCATTGAGTGATGAACCTGCCTTAACTTTGCTTTTTCCAAAGTTACCAGAAACACGTCCAGATGTACGAAGTTTGGGACGAATCTTTGAAAGGTTAGAGTTAGTCATCGTGGAAACTTGTGATTACAATCAGGACACAACCAGTGGTTGATTCGGTCTTCATGGAGCAACTCAACTCCTATCACACGACTATAGAAATAGGGAGGAGAATAGCGTTCCCAGTATTCTTGTGGAATGAGTTTATCAACCCAATTTGCGCCACATTCAGGGCAATTCTCTAGTTTTGTGATGTCAGTGTAAGAGTAAGTCATTCAGGATGCCTTAAGTTATACTTACTAATCAACAAATCTCTTACACATTCGCGGTCAATACTGTCACCAGCAAACTCATCACCTTTCAGTTTAAGAATCTTAATGTGAGTGGAAGTTGCTTGTTTGATGAGTTTAAGTGTAGCACCCATAGGATACAATCCATCAGCACCATAAAAACTCAAAACATAATCGTAGAAGTCAGTCATTTCAGTTACTTTCCGCGATGTTGTTTGTAATAGAACGGGCAAACTTCACAAAACCATAAGGAGTTACACCATCAACAAAGTAAAAATCAAGAATGTCAGTCTGTTTGTAAGTATTCACAATCAGCAGACAAGCATCATACAGTGCGGCAAGATGCTCCTCTTTAGTGTGAAACTGGATTGCATTGTAGGATGGGAGAGTCATTTCAGTTCTTGCAGGACAGAGATAAAGGTTTCAATACAATCTTTAGGAATGTGAAAAGATTTTCCTACTTGAGTTTCTTCACCTTCACGAAGTTCATAGTAAGAAACCTCTACTGTACCATATTCATCAGTATTGAATTGATAGAACCAACCATCATTTTCGTGATGAATGTTGATTTCGTGAGTGATTTGGTAAGTCATAATCAGTTCAGAGATTGTTCCAGAGAGCATTAGCAACTACATCAGCAGCACCCGCTACATTATCACGCACAATCAGTCGCAGAGTTTCTGCACCTTGCGGATTTTTGTGCATTTCGCGGATGTTATCTGCGGTGCGTGGATCATTAGCAGCATCCACAATCATTTCAGCGATTTGGTTAATCATTTGACTTTGTGCGGTTCTCATACTACTAGAACACTTTCAAGGCCCAGAGTTACTATCACCAACTTTTGGTTGCCACGAAGTTGGCGTGAGAGAATGTTTCACGATCCACTACTTTATAGGTGCCAAACTTGTTGGTGATGACAAAACCCTCGTGAAAGGATTGCACGTCCCACAAATAACACTCAATCTCATCCTCCTCGTGAATAAAAAGGAACAAATCTGCCTTGATAGATGCAACCAACTTCCACAAACGAATCAGGTTCTTATCACAATCACATTTTTCTGCAATTTCATCCTCACAGATGACCCGTTGCTCCCTGATGCAGGAGTTAATCTCTTTTTTGATTTGTGATGCTTTCTTTTCACTCACAAAGTCACATAGAGTTGACATTTGCTTGGCAAACTTACACACATCCTCCAAATCCTCACGATAAGGACTCAACGATGCTTCAGGTTGCATCAACTTCACATTCTCGCAGTCAGGAACATCTACACCAAACGATGCAACACACTCCCGCAGATTAGGACCAGAATAGGTAGTGTGAGGGGCAAAGATAATTGCCTCTTCTACTACACTAGGAAACTTGTAAGTGATAGTGTTGGGGCGATAAGTGTCGTTCCCACCGTATCCGATGAAGTCACCTTGTATGATACCACCAATTCGGGGCAGATTGTCGAAGCAGGCAATAAGAATCTCTGCAACGCGAACAGTGTCACCGTGATTACGCAATATGTCTTCAATACTATAATTAACCTTGATTTTTTTCTTGTTGAATACAGACTTGGTGCCAACAAAAAACTTATCAGTCTCGGGGTCTGTGCCGAAGACTATAGCAGGACTTCCATCAATCTTGACGCTTACTGTGCTCTCTGCCTCCACAAACCAATCCAGAACAGTAAGATCACCTGTTAAGATGCAGTCTTCAGGATGTTCGAGGTGCTTATTTTGCATTGGTTTGGTCTTCATACTACTGATACACTTTCAAGGCCCCAGGAGTTGCTAACTCAATCAAACTTCAACCAGTTTCTGCAAACGATTGCGAATGTCAAAGAGTTCCATTTCATCCATATCTGCAGCATCAAGATCTACAGGAGCAAACTCTTCCAGATTTACACTACCATCTTGCATAATGGGTGCATAGTACAGTTCATCACCATCTTCTTGAGACAGAGTGTAAACGCAACCGTGGTCGGGGTAAGTAACAAAAATCATCGGAGTTTCACGAAAATGAGTGGTTATACTACAGGAACACTTTCAAGGCCCCAGAGTTACTTTAATTCAGTGCCATCTGTAGTGCATTTTGCTGTTGCTTAAGATGCTGTGGTAGCATCTTCCAGATAGTTTTCTCAATGATGTCAAACCTAAGATTAAATGCACCATTTGTGGACGCAAATGATACTTCAAACCAGGCAATATCTTTCATTACATCATCAAGAACTTCTTTGTCAGTAAGTGATACAATTCCATAACCCCTACGATGAGGCAAATCCTCAAAATGTGAGTAGACTTTCATACAATCTTCACCAAAACAAGTTGATGGCAAATAATAGTCACAAGAGTAAAGATGTTGCTTGTTTCTTGTACTTCCAGGTGTGCCACCATCAGATAGAGAATAGATCTTGATAATGTTACTCAAATCAACACGTTCTTCTTCTACTTTGTGATGCTTCGCCCAGATTTGAAAAACTACATTTACGGATACAGATTTTCCACCAGGATAATGGAAATTAGAGTCTACAGTTTCAGTATGAATCAGGTTCATACCTTTGACTCTTGATTTACAACTACCTTTGCCGTTGCTATCAAACAACTGTGGTAGAATGAAGCACACAAAGTCAGAGAACTGTGCTGCGTGATTGATGAACTTAAGAGCTAAATGTCCTCGCAGTCCGAATGGTGGATTTCCGATACAAATGTTCTTCTCAGTATCAGGTTTCCAACGTAAAAAGTCTTGCTTTTCTACACCATCACATCGTGGTTCAATATCAACACCAACACGCTGATAGATGGGTAGAATGTTATAGAAACTTCCGTCACCTGCTGATGGTTCGATAAATTTGTATTCACGCAAATCTACACCAAGATCACCTAAAATCTTGAGTGTCTGATTGTAGCAATACTCAGCAGTATTGGAATCGGTGAAGAACTGATCCTTCTCCTTTTCTGTGAAGTTAGAATAAAGAACTGGAACATCTGCCAACCTACACAAATCAAAGTAATATTGTGGAGGAACTTCTTTCTTCTCCATCCAGCGGTTCACTGTACCTTTGTGAAGGTACAGTTCTTGGCACACTGAATCAATACCAAACTTTTGATAGATGGGAAGAAAAAAGTCGTAGATGTTATTCATCAACTAAAATGCTTAACAAGGTGAGCGACAACCCCAGTGTCGTCAGGGTTATTTACGTCATAACAGAAAGTATAACCTGCTTTGATAGAATTTGCAACAGTAACGCGGGAGAAATCAAACTTCCACTTATCTTCCTGAGATTCGCGGAGAGTTGCTTTCTTTCCAAAGATAGGATCTTTCTCATTCTGAAACAGTTTCTCCATGTTAGCAGGAGTCAGAACTGTGATGTAGATTTTATCATAATCTACATCAACGAACGTCAGTTTGTCCCAGACAGATTTAGCGTAGATGTTCTCATGTTGCCAGTTGGCACTCTTAGTACACGAAAATGCAGTCTTTACTTCATTCTTGAGTTTTTTAATTAGATTGACAAGAATATCATAAGTTCCACCATCTTCGGGGCGGGTGTTACAATCACCATCCCATTTAGATTCAATCTTAGCAACCTCAGTAATGATACGGAAGAGAAACTTTTCTCCCCAACGACCACGTTCATCATTAGTGATGAGAGTGAGAGATTCAAATGGAGAACCTTTCCAATCTTGACTGCTGTTATCGACTGCCTCTTTAATGGTTTCGTTGAGAATGGAAAGAACTGACATAATTTAATCGGTTACACTACAGAAACAATTTAAAGGCCCCAGAGTTAGTATCACTCTGGGAGTTGTGCCATTGATTTACTCTTTCTGTGGTCGTTGATATATTTCCGTGCAGAACTTTCGGTCCTACACAGTTTCTCAAGTTGCAGACCATTATGAATAATGAGATACTGATTCCCACAAGGAATAGCAGCATACTCATCCTTATACATTGTGAATCCTTCTTTCATTCCACGATAACCAAACCATTTTTCAGTTTCTGTTCTTCAACACCAATTTTTTGGGAGATTGAACCAATAATATTCCAAGGATGAATGCTAAGCATACTCATACGTTTGACTGCATATTGCATAACCAAATCATCGTACTCTTTAAGTTCATCAATAGTTTCTTTTTGGCGATTATCAAGTTCTTCATGAGAGCAAGCATCGCTATCAAATAGTGCAAGATCCATAGTTACGCCATTTTTAACAAAGTTCCTCATAATTTGAGGGTAAAGTCGTGCAACGCGAGTAGAATCTTTGGTATTGAGAAGATCAGCACCGATACCATTATCAGTAAGAAACTGCTGTGCTTCATCGCGATTGAAAGATTCGATTACACCTTTGCGTGTAAAGTCTTTACAGATTTTGTTAGAAACACCATCAATCTTTTGACCGCTCCAATTAAGATCAAGGGTACGAATCCACTTTGAAATAGATTGCTTGCTTTGATCTTTGCGATTCTGGAATCGCTTACGACCAAGTTCTTCTACTTCCTTGTCACTAATTACTTTTTGCCCTTTACCTTTGTTTGCAGATGCACGGAAGTCGTCAAGACAATCATTAAAACACTCTTGAAACTCACTGCGAGTGGATTCATCTTCAACATACTCGGCAAAAATCCACTCCTTGTATCCAATTTCAAGCAGATTTTTAACTCGATTAAATCCATTCATCAAGTTATCATTTGGATAAATTGATGGAGTAAGTTCAGTAATATCAATGCCTTTACGGAGAGAACTTTGAAGTGTTTCGTTGTCTCCAGTTCCAGCAATCCTTACACTATTGTCTGTGCTTCCTTCAGAGTCTTTAGTGTTAATTTGAGTTAGCAGACGCCAGCAATATCCATTAAACTTCCAACCAGGAACTTTCAAAGGTTCGGGAAGTTTAGATTCAATTTTAGTGCGAAGTTGAGGCGAAACGCCTTTAACGGGAATAGGAATAATAGTCATTGTGTTTATGCTAAAAGCAACTACAGATGTTAGTTTAACAACTTTGGATAGGGATGTCAAGCCCTATTCGTCACAGTTTCAAAAGGTTTTATAAAGTGCATTATTTTTCCAATATGGAAAATGCTCTGCTATAAAATCATATCCCATAAGTTTATTGATTTTTTTACCACTACTGGCAATATGATTTCCTATAATGTGACGCTTACTACCTTCCCAATAACTATCAGGAAGACCCATAAGTTCAGCCCATTCTATCACAGATTTAGTTTTCTTACCAATACCCAACTCAGCACAAAGAAGTAGAGTTTTCTTGACAGTTTCGTGAGTAAGATTGTCTAACATAATTACACTTTCAAAAAAATCGATGATTTGGATGCAGTGGATGACCTATGGCACCTCTGCGGTAGAATTGAAGAAAAATCAGGTTTTGTCCCCAGTCAGGGCCTTGAGTCTAAGGTGAGACTCACCGCCTCACCACCGACACGGCAGGTTCGCCCTTTTCAAAGATCGTATCAACAACTGCCTGCACCGAGCGAGCAGTAGCAATACCAACCTTGGAATACACAGGGATACACACAAGACCGAACGATTTGCTATACTGCTCCAGTGCTCCAGGTTGGATACGTCCATCGCGGAGACCTTTGGCATCATCGTGATGCAGTCGGATGCAGCGTCCGATAGTCTGGGAGATGCCAATAAAGTCCATATTCCGCATAAACAAGACTGCCTCAAGTCCAGACACATTGATGCCCTCACTCAAGATGCTATGGTGCAGAACAACAAACTTCTTGTCGTTATCCTTACCCCAGGCAGAGAGGGTGTCAAAGAATACCTCACGGTTCACTTTCTTGCCGTCAATGACAGCACCAGTCTTGGCAGTGATATACATCCAAGAGTAACCACGCTGCTGTAGTTCGTGGCAGAAGTCAGTTTCAGACACCAGAGACACGATTTGCTTGGTTGCTTTAGCACAAACAAGAATCTTGCCTACAGCATTGTCATCAATCGTTTCCAGCAGATTCTCCGCATCGCGATCAAAGTTGGTCTGCTTTCCCTTCACCATCTCCAGTTGCTTGACGATAACTTTAGGGGGCACAATGTATCCACCCTCAACAAGTTCAGGAGCAGGAACTTTGCAGATTACCTGACCGTAAACAACAGCATCATTCATCCCAGGTTTACCCATAGCAAGACTATGTTTGGGAGTTGCAGTAAAGAAGTAGCAGCGTCGTGCATTAGCAGCAAAGTGCTCTGTTGCAGGGAAGAAGTGACGCTGAACGCTGTTATGTGCCTCATCAAAGTAGATCGTATCCACATCAATCTCTGCTGCTTGGAGGCGAGACAGAGAGTGATAGGTGGTTACAATCAGTTTGTGATTATCAGCATTGGCATCAACCCACTTGCGGATTACGCGAGGATGAGTAGAGGATTCGTGATGAGTTTCGCCGCTGTGAACGTGAAATACAGCAGCATTGGTGATAAACTCAAGGAATTCGGAAGAGAGTTGCTCTGCCAGCAGAATGCGGGGAGCAACAACTACAATAGTCTGGGGAGTTTCAGACTGCAACTGGCGAAGACAATCGTAGATCATCTTCAGAGTCTTGCCACCGCCAGTAGGAACAATGATCTGCCCTTTGTCGTGCTTAAGCATAGCAGCAACGCCACGCTTTTGATGGGGGCGGAGGTTGATTTGCATTTGGTTCATCATCATATTATAAGGACACTTTGAAGGCCCCAGGGTTTCAATTATTCTGCTTGAGTTTTCAGGGATTGAAGGTCTCTAATGACTTGTTGCATCGCAGAGCGAGAATATCCAGTCGCATAAGGATAACCTTCAATACCAGGATTGTTAGGAGCAGTATAGCATACATTCACAGCACTTTCAAGACCTTCAATCAACCTTTCAAGTGCAGTTTCTGGGATTTTAATGTATTTCATTAGTTCAAGTGGTTTGATATGTAAAGACTAAAATAGAGCACTTCTAGAGGCATCTAGAGTGCTCTGGTGACAGAGTATCAACCGCCAAACATCTCATCAAGGAGATTATTCATTTCGCGGATTTCACCTTGTCGGTCAATCAAGTTACGCATCTGAATGAGGCGATCTTGTTCCATCTTGAGTATAAGAAGTGCGTCACCAATGTGATGCAGTTTGTTGTTAATCTCTACACGATCCAGACCATCAACAGTGGTAACTAAATGTTCCATTCCATTGATGATTCTGGGTTCGTCAGTAACAGTGAAGGTCATTCAAAAATCTTGCTTATACTACTGGAACACTTTGAAGGCCCCAGAGTTACATTACTTTGGTGTGTAGTCGTGCTTGAGTTGAACTTGTTCTGGTTTCTTACCTTGCTTTTCTGCTTCAGATTGTCTTACAAGAGTTTCAAGTTTTCTGTGCCCTGCTCTAGTAATCTCCTTTCTTTTCTCTCTTGACATACCAACAACAGCACGTTTTGGTTGCCCTTCAGGTCTCTTATCTACTTCAGTTTTCTTTGTCTTGAGAAGTTGTGATGCAGTTTTTGTTGCTTCCTTTGCTTTAGGTTGAGATGCTGCTGGTGCAGATCCACCACCTTTCTTTGCAGCAATTCTTGCTAATGCTGCCTTCTTTCTTTCTTCTTTTGCTGCTTCTGCTGCCTTTGCTTTTACATCAGCACTTCCACGTTCTTGAGTTGGTTGCTGAACTCTTGTGGATGCTTGTCTTTGAGTGCCAATATCCTTTCTTGGTTTATAGTCTGTTGGTTTTCTTTCTTCTCCAGGCTTTGCCTGTGCCATTCTACGCTTTTCAGGAGCAGTCTTTTTACGTTCAGCACCGATACGACCGCCTTCACCAGTTCTTCTAATTTGAGAAGAACCCATAACCTCCTTGTCGTATACTTCGGCAAGAATCATAAACTCCTGAAAAGTCTTCATCTGTATCTAAAAACTACCTTGAGTTATTTATCAGTCAGAATCCTCAAGTAGACCTAGTGCCTTATCTGCTGCAGATTTAGAACCTACAAAAACTTGTTTCGTTTCATAAAAATAACGAACACGTTCACGACGAGCAGCAATCAAAATGTCGTATTCTTCTTGTTGCTGTTTAGTAAACTTAAAATCTTGCTTACGCCAAGCATCTTTCAGTTCGTTGAGATGAGGCAGAACATTTACAGTTTGAGTCATAATCAGTAATCGTAATTGGAGTTCAAATAGGTGTTAAAGGATTTTGAATTATCTTCCTCCTCAAAGAGACCTTCATTCATCTCTTCAACAAAGTCAAAGGAAGAAAACTCCTCTACTGAAAGATCATCAAAGTCGTCCATTTGAGTTTGAGTGCTTACATTATTAGGACACTTTCAAGGCCCCAGAGTTTTTATCAGCGAGACAGTATTGCTTTCATTCTAGCTTTCTTTGCTGCTAGTTGTGCTCCTGCTTCGTGCTCCATTTCTCCGTGTGCTTGACGGATTTGCATACCTTTCCAACGTGCAGATTGTCTTGCAACTTGTTTGTTATACTCATTGGGTTGCATTGTTGGATGCTGTTCCATAAACTGCTGGAAGGTTTTCATTTCTACTACACTTTTTGAGTATTTATTTCACAAGTATCTTTATATCCCTTGCACCTTGCTTTTCTATTACACTCTGCCAAAAAGCAGCATCATCAATTGTGAGGAAGGTTGCTGTTTGTTTAGAGTAACCCTTCTTTTTGGGTTGGAGATACTGTACCAGGTACTTCATAAGGATTTTCAATAAAGATTTCAATTTTTGTATCATCATTCCAGTGCCTAATCACACCTGCAACGATGAAGCAGTTTGTAATCAAATAAGTAGCAAAAATCACGGTGCGAATGACCGCAACCGTGTCGCTTTCTTTATCACATTTAGATGCTTTCTCTCCAATGGACTTCGCCCACCATCGCCACCAGTTGTTACTCTTTTTCATTTTCCATCTGCTAGTACAACATTCTTAAAATCAGATTGATAAACAACTACGCGAACATCTTGTGAACGGTGAGGACCTTTATTGACAAGAATTGAAATAGATTGATCTGATGCAAATGCTACTATTCCAGAAATAGTTTTGTAAATTACTTCAGTTCCTTCAGTAAAGATCATACGAAAAATGCCTCCAATCCTTGATAGTTAATAGACATAGAAGTCCAGGGACGAGTATCACTGAACTTTACTTCTTTGCCAACTGTTGTACTATTTACAGGACTAAAGAACTGACACTTTTTGTAGTTGTAGAACCCCCAGATGGTGCGTGTAAGTTTACCATTATTGTAATCAAACCTACGCTTGCAAACCAACCAAACAGAAAACACATTACGCTTGAACTCTTCAACTTCATAATAATACCCTTCAGGTGCTTTATGCTTGAATTGAGGAATCAAATCAATGGAGAGTTTCATCAGCAGTCATAATCACGCTCGGTAGACAGTAGAGTAATCATAGTTTTGAGTTTAGCAATCTCTTGCTCTTGCTCTTCAATTTTAGACTGAAGACGTTGAATTTGTGTTTGATACTGTTCTTTCAAATCAAAGAGCATTTTGTTTGTATGTGCTACGTTGTGCGTCATAATCAGGTCGTAAAGGATTCAACAACAATAGATTCTAGATCTTCAGAGAGAGCATAAGTTCTCGCATTCAGAATATTCTCACGAAGAGTTGTATAATACTTCTCATAGAAAGAAGCATCATCTTCGGCAGTAATCAAATCAAAACATTCATTATCGTTTTCTGCAATCACATTCCAGAGTCCACCATACTCACTGGAAGGAAATGGAATGTAATGATCTACGATATAAAGAAACTTTTGTGCCATTGTGTTTTGTAAATTACTCCTTAAGTTTAGAACTGATTGTTGTCTTTGTCAATATCTGAAGTGACAATAAGTGCTGCTCCCATAGTTGCAAGAACGCCAAGTGCAAATCCAAGAATGAATGTCATTAGTAAAATTCTGCAAGATAATAATCTACAGTAATCTCAAGTTTTGCTGCTTCACTCTCAACTTCTTTCCAAAAATCTTCTGCTACTTTACTCATTTCTGCTTGTTTAATAAGGTCGCGGAGTCGTTTGGAGATCATTTGATTTGATTACTAGGAGGATTCTTGAGATTTTCTACTGCTTTTGTGCGATAGTATGAATTATAAAGACTTTCATCTCGTTGGATTAGAAACGCATTCCAACCAAGAATAACTGCGAAACCAATCAATCCAGCGATCACATATTTAGAATTCATTGTTTAATCTCAATAGTTGATTTCAAGAGTTCATTATCGCGTTTATTCTTATAATAACTCATAAAAATATCACAGACACAATAACCAAAGGCAAATGCTGCCATAAAAGTAGTAATCATACTGCAAGTGCTTCAGAGGGGATTTCAACGATTTCGGGCAGTTTGGCATCATCAAACTGATGCATATTATAGCACACCCACTCACCGTTGCGGAAGACATATGCATACTCTTCGCTGTTATCAGGCAGAAGATACTCGCAAAGGTCAGCATCAAGGCGAGGAGGGCAATTATCACCACGAGCAGAATAATACTCAGGTTGGTGGTCGTCATTCCAAGCAACAGACATATCACCACCGTCAATCAGTTCGGCAGCAAGTTCTTTGCTATTGTAATGCGTCTTCAAGATGCGACCCAACCAAGACTCATAACCGTCCCAGTGGTGATATGCAGAAAGAATCGAACCATCAGCAAGTTCAAGACCGATGCGAGAGCGGGTTGCCATTTCAAGTGTTGCTTACATTACTGGAACACTTTCAAGGCCCCAAAAATAAAAACTCAATCCTCATAAACTCTACATTCTAGAGCATCTGGATGAGTGTCACAATATAGCTCAAGAGCAGTTGGATCGTGATCGTCATCGGGGTGATTTGCTTTATATAATTTAAGCGATTCCAGTTCTTCCTCGGTATGTCGTCTTGCTTGAGGAGAAATCATAGGATCACTCAAAATATCCTCATCCTTTTGAATATGCTTGTCTATGCTATCCATTGTTTTGTATCGTGTTGATAATATTTATTTCAACCACCTTTTTCTTTAAGACTTCTTACAAGATATTCAGTGAAAGTTTCCATTTTTTCAGGAACAACTTGAGAAATATCGTGATTGATTGCATTCTTAAGAGCAACCATTTCATTAAACTCTGAATCAGTGAGTTTATCAATGTTTTTTGATGGAAGGGTCATGGTTCGCAAATATTGTGTTCTAATCCTAACATATTATCTATCAAACTAATGAGTTCTTAATAATATCTTCGGAATTACTTAACACTTCTTAATCATTAAAGAAAGAACCAAAAGAACCACTACTCCCTGGTTTCCTATCGTCCAACATATCCATCAAATCTTCAAACTTCTTACATTGTTCCATATCAAGAAGAAGTTGTGAAAGTTGTTTAACTACCAATGGTTTCTCATTTGCAGCAGCAGACTTAATCGCAGCACGAAGATGCGATTCTGCTTCTAAAAGATGCTCTAGAGTTTGTTTACTTAATGCCATTTACTTTCCTCAATTCAAAACTACCATTACCACAATCAATCCATTCTACTTGGTCTCCTTCTTTAAGGTTTGCTGCTTCCAGCAAGTCATCAGGAAACTCAACATAACACTCTCCACTTAATCCATCAACCTGAACGGGAAGAGACCACTTCATAACTTTATCTTTAGGATACAAGTTTCCATTCTTATTGACAACAAAATTGTTATCTACGTATTGCCAAGAGGTATCACCATCATCATACAAATTATCAAAATTTACAGGACGATGACCGTTCAGAAGTTCAAGAAGTTCAGAACACCTACTAGTGCAATGTTTGTAAGTATAATAGTTTTCTCGAACTACTTCCTTAATTACATCATAAATTTCTTTCGGTGTTGCTTCACTACATGAAATTGCATCGTGTAACCAGTTCTCCAGATTTTCAAGAGAATACTTTTTGTAATCAAAGTCCATAATCAATCTCTAGGTTTTGGTTTAGAACATTCAAGACAATAGTGGGAAAAACCACTGCGAAAGTATTTTACCACCTGAAAGTGGTTACTGTCAAGTGGTTTCTCCTCACCACAGTTAGAGCACTTTCGTAGTCCCGATACCTGAATTTCCCCAGATACGGCGTTCTTTCTTACGCAGTTTTTTAAGTTCTTTGTAAAGTTCTTTGATTTGCTGATAAGCATCCTCTGGTGAGATTTTATCTGCAATTTCAAGTCCTGCAATGAGTCCAACTTTATCACCAAATCTTGCAAGTGCTCTCTCATATTCAGTAAGGTTCTCATACATCAGAGGTTTTCCTCTTGCTCTGTTTCAATTACACAATCACTCAAAGGATATGCAACACAAAGCATAGAGAAACCTTCATTCATTTGATCGTCATCAAGGAAAGATTGTTCGGAATTATCCACTTCACCTTCCACAACTTTACCAACGCAAGCAGAGCAAGCACCAGCACGACAAGAAGAAGGAAGATCTACACCTGCTTCTTCAGCAGCATCAAGAATGTATTGATCTTCAGCACAGTCAACAACATTTTCTGTGCCGTCAGGGGAACGAAGAGTAATCTGATAAGTCATTGTAGTTTTTCGGTGTTAAAAGGTAATTTATAAGGTTCGCAAGATAGAATATCAATTCTTGCTTCTAAACTGTTAGCAATCTCATACAAAGTGTTATTGAGATTGATATTTTCTGCCTCAAGTTCTTCAATTCTTGATTCTAGTTGAGTAATTTTGTCAAGAATAGAGTATTCTGTTTCTGTAAATTGATAAGGTCTCAAGAAGTCGGTAACCCATTTAAACATCAGATTAACCCCACTTCTTTTAGGTATGCCCTGTATCTCATAAACCCACCAAGACGAACTGGCCTATTCAAAGACCAGCAACATTCTTGATATGAATTAAACTCAAACCACGGAGTTGTCGGATCCAGTGTTGGGAACTGACTGTTGTTCGTGTAGTTGTTTAATTGCTTCCAAAACTTCAGGTGTTTCATCCCATTCAAAAATTGTGCCAGATTTGGTTTCATATGTACGGATAGTCATAGTTTCTTAAAACAAACGGAATTAAATTTGCCATAAACTCCTCTTAAAAAGAGGTTAGTATGCCAGGTATGGACTTCTACCTTTTCAATGTAATAGATTGCTCCTTCTATAAGAAATTTAGATGGATCATCATTGCTGCCCCAATTATTTTGTTCTGGAGAGCATCCAAGATAAATTACCCTCTCACCTTTCCTAAAGTTTTCCATCCACAGTAGAAGAATAAGTCACTCCACTATCATTTATAGCACCTTCTTGCTTCCATTTCAAGTAATATCGCGTACTCCTAACACATTCTTCTTCGGTCAGTGAGGTGATAATACCAGTACCATCTTCGTAATGAGATTGCCAAGTTCCCCAGCGTTTTTGCTCCACATAGAAACAATCATCAATCAGTTGTTTTTTCATTCAATAAACTCAATTGGCGTTCAAACTCATATTTTAGTGGTAGAAGATGAGAAGACATAAATCCCTCATACATATTGCCTTCCATAAGTTTAGCAATATTTTCCACTTGCGTCAAGGCAAGAATAAGATTAACTTTATTAGTCATTTTGACTTTTTATTGCGAGTAGTGTTTCGATCGGAAGCCACGCTGGGTTTTCGTTTTTGAACTGCACCAGAACTTCGGTTATTACTTGGTTTAGTTGCTTGTCGTACTTTTGTCTTGTTTGCTTTACTTGGTTTAGGGGGTTTTTCATCTCTGTACTGAACTTTAATTTCTTTTGGTTTAAGTTTATATCGGGTAATGTGTTTTTGCAAGTGCTCTTCACATTCAAACCAACAAATTGTAGCATTCTTTCCTTCACCAAACTCAAGTCGGTAAGGATAATTTTCGTAAGGAAAGAGTGAAGTATCAATCATCAATCAAATCCCCCACAAGGTCATTAAGTCTATCAACAATGTCTTCAGTTAGTGGATATGTTTTGACTTTTCCCGTTTCAACATCATCTGCCATCTGCATTAGACTTTCAAGAAACTCTTTTGGAAGAATATCATCATCTCCCAAATAAGACCAAAAGTAACTATAACATTCCTCATATGGGTCGTCATAAAACATCAAGGCATAATCCTTATAGTTTCCTGTCATCAGGTCTCTCCAATTACGAAAAGACATACCGATAGTTTGCCACCCCGTCATCCAACAGTGACCGATCCAATATTCCCACCAGTTCAAAGTATTTTTCTTTCTGTCTGTTCCTCTGACTGGTGTGCTAAACATAATGAGGTTTCTCTGTATCAAACTGGTAGAATTTAACGTCTTTCATATCAAGACACATAAGAATTGTAGTATGTTCTCGGTGTTCTCGTGGTGTTCCTTTATACAACCATCGTCTTTGGTACGCACAGCACCAGATGTTATGGAAGATTTTAGATTTCTCTGTCATCTTCTACCTTATTAAGGTGTTCCATAATGACTCGAACAAAGTCTTCTTCGGTCCAGGTGTTGAGAATACTTTCCGTAGGAGAATTCTCATCCCAGGAGATGGTAAGTGATTTGTCTTCATTTTCTTTTACTTGTATCATTTCTTGCAGTCCAGAAAGTAATAATATCTTTATTTGTTGAGTATGAGAGTATTATAGGGCAAAAGGCACCTGTTTTCAAGTGCCCCTGTTCCAGTTTATAAAATGTCCTATCCTATCCTTTTTCTTTTAGAAGTATCTATTCCTCTTCTCATTTGATACCTTGAAAGATTTCCAGCATTAG